GAACGAACCTGCTCGTTTTGCAAACACTGATATGGTTTATGTTCTTGATAACGAACCACGCAATCCCCAGATTGTGAAGTTCAATGAGAACCTGATCAAGCAGGGAAAGACAGTGTGTATTTGGCCGAATGGTATCAAGGACAAGGATATCAATGACATGGTGTATCGAATGACACCAAAAGAAATCAAAAAGATTATGGATGACAATGCGGTTTCTGGTTTAGAAGCAACGATGCGTTTAAATCGTTGGCGAAAAGTTTGACTACATACAAGAATTACTTTATTATGGAGAAGTGATATGACTCAGTTAATTGATCCCGTTAGTTTTACGACCGCAGTTGGTAAGATGCGAAACTTCTTTTTGGACAAGGGTTTCGTCGAGGTTCACACCCAGAATCGTCTTTCGATTCTTGCAGCGTGTGAGGATCCAACCACCGTTTCGACCTATGATTACTCAGGACAGGTGTGGCCTCTGCCACAGACCGGCCAGATGTGGTTGGAGTATGAACTCCTGAACAAGCCCATTGACACTGGTTATTTCTGTGTGTCAACTTCCTATCGACAGGAACCCAACCCCGTGCCAGGCAGGCACGATCTCATCTTCCCGATGTTTGAGTTTGAGATGCCAGGCGATGTGAAGGATCTCGAAGTGATGGAACGAGAACTCTGCGATGCTCTTGGTTTCGGTGAGTGTACCGCCAAGGCATACGAGACATGGGCAAAGGAATATGGTGTTCGAGAACTAGAGAACGAACACGAAGAGCAGATGTGTAACGACCACGGAACCTGTATGATTACAGACTTCCCGAACTACACTTCGCCCTTCTGGAACATGAAGCAGAACGGTGATGGAACCGCTGCGAAGATTGATGTCATCATCGAGGGTCAGGAGACGATCGGTTCTGCCGAACGATCTGCAAACCCAGACGAGATGAGTGAGATGTTCCATACCATTTCCGATGGTGGTTATGCCAACCTTCTATACTCGAAGTTTGGTAAGGAACGAGTCGAAGCAGAACTCGATGAGTTCCTGAAGTATGACTTCTTCCCCCGCGTCGGTGGTGGAATCGGCGTCACTCGTATGATCCGTGCATTGGAAATGAACAATGACTGATATTACAGTATGGATGTGGACGGGGTTTCTCCTCGCTGCCTACAGTGTAATTGCAAATGATTCGATCCAGACTCTTGGAACTTGGATTGCAAGTAACAAGAAGGTGAATTGGAAGTATATGTGGGGGTTCGCCTCCACTGTACTTCTGATCGCCATCTGGTACGGATGGTGGGCGTATGACGGTGACATCTCCTACGGACGACTCAATAAGATTCCGTTCGAGGGAGTAGAATGGTATCAAGCACTTGCCCCAGCAGTGCTACTCGTTCTGACCCGTTTCGGTGTTCCCGTTTCTACCTCATTCCTAGTGCTTTCTGCATTCGCATCAACACTGGTGCTACAGAAGGTTCTGATGAAGTCGATGCTTGGGTATGCCGTTGCGGGTGTCGCCGCTTACTTCATCTGGTTGATGCTCACTCGCCTTATCGACGAGGGTAAGAGTATCAAGGACTCTCACAAGAAGTGGTGGTCGATCGGACAGTGGGTAACGACTGGATTCCTTTGGTGGACTTGGTTGTCTCACGACATGGCAAATATTGCTGTGTATCTTCCACGACAGATTCCAGTCGAAGTCATGTTCATCATCTCCGCCGTGTTTGTTGCTGGACTTGCATGGATGCTTCAGCATCGTGGTGGTAAGATTCAGGACATTGTAGTCCAGAAGAAAAATACCAGATATGTTCGATCTGCAACCTTGATTGATCTGTTTTACTTTGTTATACTGTATATCTTCAAGGAAGTAAACGACATTCCTATGTCTACGACTTGGGTGTTTGTCGGACTTCTTACTGGTAGAGAACTCGCTATTGCCTCCTTCCGACAGAAAGAAGGAATCAAGAAGGTGTTCCCGATCGTGGGACGAGACTTCTTGAAGTTAATGGTTGGTCTCGCCGCTTCCGTGGGTATCGTGTTAATTGTTCAGTATGCGAAAGGTTGATTGATGCAACAGAAAGTATTAGATAAAGGTTATGTTGATTTGGTGGATCACATGGGTTCGGATCTCACGGTGTGTAACGCCGCACGGGTTTCGTTCTCAAAGGACACCGAGTGGGAGATCGACGAGGAAGCAGTTGCAAGACTCAAGGAGTCTGGTTCTGCTTATCACAAGGAAGATGTGCAGAAGTTGGGTGAACGAGATGCAAAGTTGCTGAAGTATCTGGCGACTCATCAACACTGGACGCCGTTTGCACATCCTCAGATTACGCTGCGTGTGAAGGCGCCTGTGTCGATTCGCACACAAATGTTCAAGCACAAACAGGGCTTCGTGGAGAATGAAATCTCTCGCCGTTATGTTTCGTTTGAACCAGAGTTCTACTATCCAGCATGGAGGGGAGAACCTACAGATGGTGCAAAGCAGGGAAGTAGTGACTTCATTACGATTCACCCCGAAGCAGAGAAGAACTTTGATAATGTAATGCGTCTTGCGATGTACACATACAATGAACTTCTTCGTAACAATGTTGCACCAGAGCAAGCACGGTTCGCACTACCGCAGGGAATGTATACCGAGTGGTACTGGACTGGTTCGCTTGCTGCTTATGCTCGATTCTACAAGCAACGAATCGACACCCATGCACAGTACGAAGTGCGAGAATATGCCAAGGCAATTGGTAAACTAATCTCACCACTTTTCCCAGTGTCATGGTCACATCTTACAAAATAGTTTATACATATAGTTCATAAAAAAAGAAAACGGAGTAGTGTTTATTATGTCAGGACTTCCAAGTTTATATCAATCATTTATTCACCTTTCTCGATATTCCAGATGGCTAGACGAGGAAGGGCGCCGAGAATCGTGGGAAGAAACAGTTGCTAGGTACTTTGATTTCTTCAAGGAACACCTTAAAACAGAGTGCAATTATGATGTTCCTGATAAACTCAGAAAAGAACTAGAAACTGCCGTAACGAATCTAGAGATCATGCCGTCTATGCGGGCGCTTATGACCGCAGGCGAGGCTCTTAAGAGGGACAATGTTGCAGGGTATAACTGTTCCTATGTTAGTGCATCCAAAGTCAAGTCGTTTGATGAGATTCTGTACATTCTTATGTGCGGAACTGGAGTCGGGTTCTCCGTAGAACGCGACCTCATCAAGACCCTGCCGACGATAGCAGAGGAGTTTGAAGACAGTGATACGACTATTGTTGTCAAAGATTCAAAGATGGGTTGGGCGAAAGCCTATAGAGAACTGTTTAGCCTTCTCATTGGAGGTCAAGTTCCAAAATGGGACACGAGCAAAGTTCGTGCTGCCGGCGAGCGCCTTAAGACTTTTGGAGGTCGAGCCAGTGGACCCGAACCGCTCGAAGACCTCTTCCAATTCACCGTCGATACTTTCCGAAAAGCAAACGGTCGAAAACTTACTTCGATCGAATGTCACGATATCATCTGCAAGATTGCGGAGATTGTTGTTGTCGGAGGTGTTCGGCGATCAGCACTTATCTCTCTCTCATCACTCACCGACGAGCGTATGAGGGATGCGAAGAGTGGTGCATGGTGGGAAGCAGATTCGCAGAGAGCCCTTGCGAATAACTCCGTGTCCTACAAAGAAAAGCCAGAGCCAGGCACATTCATGGAAGAATGGGTCGCTCTGTACAAGTCAAAGAGTGGTGAGCGTGGAATTTTCAACCGTGAAGCAGCACAAAAGCAGGTTGAAAGTGCAAACGCATTCAGAACCAAGATGGATCCAGAATACCGAACCCGCGACTCGGATCAGTTGTTTGGAACCAACCCTTGCTCTGAAATCATTCTTCGAGACCGTGAGTTCTGCAACCTCACGGAAGTCATTGTCCGCGAAGATGATACACCCAAGAGTCTGGCACGCAAGGTAAAACTTGCCACCATTCTTGGAACATGGCAGTCAACTCTTCTCAACTTCCGCTTCATCTCTGGTGAGTGGAAGAAGAATTGCGAAGAAGAACGCTTGCTTGGTGTGTCACTCACTGGTATAATGGACGCAGAAGTAACGAGAAAGGTAGAAGGATTGGATTTAACTTTACAGAGACTTCGCAGCACTGCGATTAAGGTAAACAAGGAACATGCCGATATTCTCGGTATTCCTCAGTCTGCCGCGATCACTTGCGTGAAACCATCTGGAACCGTTTCTCAGTTGACCGACGCAGCGTCTGGTATTCACGCTCGTCACAACGCACAGTACATTCGTACAGTGCGTGCGGATAACAAGGATCCCTTGTGTTCATTCATGAAGGACAAGGGATTCCCGTATGAAGCAGATGTCATGAAACCAGATCATGTCACTGTGTTCTCCTTCCCTGTTCAATCACCCGCTGGTTGTGTCACTCGTAATGACATGACAGCGATTGAACAACTCGAACTGTGGTTAGTTTACCAACGGCACTGGTGTGAGCATAAACCATCCGTTACGATCACAGTAAAAGAAGAAGAATGGCCTACCGTGGGTGGATGGGTATATGATCACTTCGATGAGATCTCTGGAATTTCGTTCCTTCCTCATAGTGATCACTCATATCGTCAAGCACCCTATCAGGATTGTACTTGGAATGAGTACGAAGAAATGCTCAAGAAAATGCCAGTCGATGTTGACTGGAGCGGTCTCGGAGAGTACGAGAAAGAAGATAACACTTCTGGATCTCAGACAATGGCTTGTTCTGGGAACTCTTGCGAGATCGTAGACTTAACAAACTGATCTAAATCATTAAGGAGAAAATTATGAAAATGATCAATGCTATTATTACATCTTGTCTTTTCAGTGGAGTTGCTGTAGGACAGGATATGGACACGATGACTCTTGTCCAGATGGACGCCGCAACGCGAACATCACTCAATGACAATCACCTCAGCCTCAATGTTGGTGGTTTCATTCAGACTGGTTGGGAGTATTCCAACGGTGGCGGACTTCCCGCACAGAACGGATTTGCGGTTGACCGCGCCCGTCTTACCTTCTCAGGAGATATGAGCAATGAGAGTTTCTCTTACCTCGTCAGTGGTGAATGGTCGGATGTTACGAACAGTTTCGATCTGCTTGATGCTGTCGTTACTCTTCGCATGTTCGACGAAGCAAACATCCGAGTCGGACAGTTTGTTCCCCAGTTCTATGCTGGATACGTCACCGACCCAACCCAACTCACAACCCTCAACTACAGCGTCTCAGCCCTTACCTTTGGTCAGGGACGAGGAACTGGTGTTGAAGCCTTCCGATCCTTCGGAGACTTTGAAGTCAGTGCCTTCTACAACAACGGTTTCGACACCGCAAACGTGGGCGTCGGTGACAACAACTATTCCATCGGTGTTGCTGCGACTTACCATGTGGATGCTGCTGTTTCTCTTAACGGTGGTTGGGCTTATGATTCTGTCACGGAAGGTGTGAACAGTCTTACCTTCGGTGGTGTATATACCGAAGGCCCTCTCAGCATTGGTGCTGATTGGATCGTCAATGATGCAGGTGGTAGTCTCAACAACTGGTCTATCGTCACCACCGCTGCCTATCAGTGCATGGATGACTTTGAAGGTTTTGCACAGTGGGAACTTGGTGACTATGATGGTAGTCTTAACCTCCTCACCGTAGGTGGTAACTATGATCTCGCTCACGGACTCGTCTGGACTAATACCCTCGGGTATGCCCTTCAGAGTCTTGGTAATAATTTTGTAACTGATAACACTGGATGGCGTGCTGGTTCCGATTCGGGACAGTTCGTTCTTCGCAGTAGTGTTACTCTTAGTTTCTGATTTTTTAGAAAGGAAATAAAATGACTAATAAACAAGAAACATGTTCGGCTAAAAGTTGCTGCCCCTGTGGGTGGCTTGGTAAACGAGTCTTCGGACTTCCTCTATGCACTTGGGTACTGCTTTTCGCAGTCCTCCCCTTCACCGCTCGCGGTGTTGCTTGGAGTGCAAGAACCGTCACAGGAATCTGGGACGGTGGTGCTAAGATCGTAGAGCGTGGTGATGGCCCAATGCGGGCTGATCGTCCCGTTCGTCGTGAACGCGCCGCAGACTGATATAGTTTTATATTTGAGATGACCTCCGTAGGGAGGGGAGGTAAGACTCCCCTCCCTGTTTTTTTATAAATACTATGACTGGGAGTATGTGAATAGTATGGCAAAAAGTCCACAAAAAAGAATTAGTCAATCCGTTGACCTTAGACCCGACACTGGTGTTATTGTTGGTGCAGGTATTATCCCAGGCGTATCTGGAACTGTTGAACCTCCTATTGTTCCAAACGCTGGTAATATTACGTCTTTGACTACTAATCCAATCTCACCAGAAATAAATTCTAACTTTTCTGTTACTGTTGTAATATCAGGAAACTTCGTTAGTGATGGTGTCGCCTTAGAATATTATTACACAAGAGCGAATGGCAGTGAATTTGGTTGGGTGGGCGTTCCTCCCACAACAGACAACTCTGCTACGTTTACACTTGCGTCTGGTCTTTCTAACGGTTCCGCTTCTGTTTCTGTTAGAACAGTTCAAAATAAAACAATATCAGATGAACAAACACTAGCGTTTAATATCATAGGTGAGGAGTCATTAGTTCCATTTCTTTTCTTGGATCAGTTTGGTGGTGGACCAATGCAGAGTATTCCTTGGCATGGAGGTAGTGGATCAAACTATCCTGCTGGTGGTATTAGTTTTCAGGATGAAAACATTATTAGCGGTGATGAAAATGCTAACATAAACAGATCTTTCTTTAATTCAGGAGGCCCGTTTAGTCTTGTAGCAAGGCGATCATCAACAACCAGAACATTAGAGGATGATGGTATCACTTGGGATGGAGAGAAAACGGCTGTAGAAAAAGCAGCAATCTTTGCTGCTGAATCCTATGATGGTGTTCAGTTTATTATTAATTCATATTTTGAACCTGCGTATGTTATGGGGTTTAGGAAGTTTATGTATTGGACCCCTGCTGGTAATTTAAAATGTACAGTTGATATACTTCCTAGTGACTCTGTAGATTTTGACTTGAACGGTGGAGTAACTTATTGGTTTAATCAATCTGGAAGTATGCAAGCCGATGTTTTTACTCAAGCATCAGGTATGTTTCCGAGTGCTAGTTGGTCTGCACTTGGACCTTCTGGATCAATGGCACCAGATGGAACTACGCTTGAATTGAATGATACATGGTCTAGAGAAATGTCAGAAATAGGTTTTTATGATCCAATCACGACTGGATATTCTAGACCGTGGACAACTAACGGATTTCCCGAAGGTTGGAATGTTAATGGCGGAAGAATGACAAGTCAGTGGAACATAGAAGGCGCTACTGCACACAAAGCAAAAGAGGGTGTAGAAAGAGATAGAAGATATTCTTGGTTAAATTACTTCAAAACATGGGTCGATAGTAAAAAAGAATTAGGTGATCCTGTTAAATGTGTAATGTACGTTGGAGGAAAGGTAACATATAAAACTATTTCAGCCGCGGATGCTGGAGAAACAACAGGCATTGACTGGGGTAATTTAGCGTTTGTTGATTTCAGTGGTTATCAGCAGACTAATGGTAATGGTGGTTGGCAAATACAAGGTGGAACTGCACCCGGAACTAGTGACGTTGCTGTTCCAGTTTCCAGAACTTCTTCTAATGCAACATCACCCTTTAATAAAGCCAAAGAACCCCGCGTCGGTGCTACAACAAATGCTGAGATATGGACGGCAACTGGAGATAAGTATTTTTGGGATACTCAGATTGCGGGTTGGACTGCCTGTGGTATAGAGGGTTTTTGGATTGATGCTTCTAGTAGTTTACCAGTAGATAACCCGGGGTTTCTTCAATATTTAAAAAATCGTAATTTGATTTTTGGTAGTGAAGCGTGGCCTATGGTCCAAAGTGTTAGTGCTACTGGCAAAAATAGATATTTTCCTCGTCCATATATTGGAGAAATGGACTATCTAACTATCGCTAATAATGGACAAGCCGCTTTTGAAAGTAGAGGGTGGCAAAACTTTAACTGGACACTAGGAAAGCAATATCATCCACGACCTGATCTTGGGGGTATTCCTGGCGATGGTATAACTCCAACAGGTTCCGACCTTGTTACGATTAGAGAAGCAACGCCAGGAAGTGGTCCCGAACAAACATTAGTTTATAGTGATGGTACTGCTTATGATATAACTAAAAAACCAAAACTTTATATTAAGTTGACTTTTGGTAATGGTGGTACAAGCACCACTTCGGGCTGGAATGCTTCTTTCAGATTGATTGATCCTGTGACTGGACAAAACATAAGAAGAACAAGTGATTTCTTTACCACACCCGTTACGTTTGAAGCAGACACTGCAACAGTGAGTACGAGTGACGCTGATTTCTTTGATGAGATACCACGACATTATAATGAACTTCTTATGAAGAATGACTTAGATAAGATGATTGATTATGGTTATATTCCTTCTTTCACTTTAGGTTACAATACTATTGATGGACAAGGAGAGGGTAGAGTATATCGAGGTGGAGGATCTACGAGAGATGAATTGAGTCTAAAAACGAGACTACAGAAATATATTAATACTAGATTGGCTGGTTATTCTTCTACAGATCCCGAGGCAACTCGGTGGTTATATCTAGATCTATATAATGACGATGGAACTCTGATTACAAATAGTGAAGTTGTAATTCAATTATTTACCGTTTCCTCTGACCCAATTGAATTGGGTCACACCGGTGGTGGAGCAACTGCTAGTTTCACCTTAAATTATTATGAAGGTGTCACGGCCAACATCGATTGGCGAGTTTACTTTAAAGAGGGATCATAGAATATGTGGGTATTTGGTTACGACTACGACGGACAGAGTGGTGAGTATTGGAACGAACTCTATACCTATGATAAGGCATGGAATGATTCTTCTACATCAAACACACAGAAAATCACTGCGATCAACACAAACAACTATTGGATTCAGAGATATGGAGCAGACTTTTTTCCATACCGTGCTATGGGTTGGCATGATGTTAATTGGAGAAGACCAAATCAAAGACGAAGTGGTGGTATAAGTGTAGGAGATACTGGTTCGAGTCCTTTGGAATATACCAATGGCAGTCACCCAAGATATTTCTATCTCGGTAACAGGTATGTCAGTTCGTGTAAACACTGCATAATATGTTCGACTTGTTCTGGACTGAAAACAGGGAAAGCGATTTTCATATCTGCAACAGGGGCAACATTAGAATACGATATTGAAAATTGGACAAGTCAAGCAGACACAAGAGATAATGGTCCAGTCGTAGGTCAAATTCCTGCGGATTGTTACTATAAGGCAGATGGAACCACAGGCACGATCTATACCCAAGAAGATAGTGACATTTTAAAAGACGCTGTAGTATTTCGACTAACAACAGACCCAGCAGACGATGGTATTCCTGCGATCAAAAAAATGGTAAAAGGAGAAGCAGGAGACGGCTCAACGGCATTTAGTTTTGCTGGCTTTTATCAATATAATGTAATTAGAGTAACAGGTTTGGGTGTTATACTTGCATTCTATGATACTCAAACTCAGGGTAGTTATGGTTTGGGTCTGGGAGGTCCAATTGCTGGGTTTGGTCCTTCTCAAGTGTGGAGTGGAGATTCTGGAACAATGCAGGGAGTTCTAGATCCAGTCACAGGTCAGTGGCTAGTGTCTCAAACCTTTGGATCAACTTCGATACCAGATTTCAGTAACACTCTTAAGATATGGACAGGTGATTTAGAATACGAAACTATAGATCATTTTGAAAGACCAAGTGATAATTATTACAGGTTAGAACATCCAGCAGGCTTGGGAACCACAGGGGCAACTTATACCATAGAACTTAATATGGTCGATGGAGCATCCTTTGCTGCTTTTCTAAGTGCAGAAAGCCAAGTGAATACAGATGAATCTTTATTTGAAGTTTCAACAGAGATTTCCGAAAACGTAATCCCACCAGTTTTTGATCCACCCGATCAAGAAATTTTTATACAGCATGGAACTAACTCACCACCAAGTATTCCTGCTGATAAAATATTCTATGTTCCATATGATAGTGATGGATATACAACTGATAGAGAAATTGTATTTGTAGTAAACAATCAAGACAATTCTAGTTCAAGTGCTTTTACATGGACGAGCGATCCAACTATCCCATTCCAAACTGCAAATCTTTCGGTTGAAGATCCCACTACAGGGGAAATTATAGGAGAAACCCAGAAACAAGTCAGTAATACTTTCGATGAGTCTGTTAATAGACTTCCGAGTAGTGTAAGGGGTATATGTGGAGACAATTTAACCCAATACATAGGAAAAACTCTAGATGTTGTATTGAATGTTTTTGATGTAAGTGGTAGGGATGTTTTATCTGAGGCTATTACGATTAGGGGAATGACAGGATCTACTGGCTCAGGTCTCACATACGAAAAGGGGTTAAATCAGATCAGGTTTGATTTAACAAGCGGCACACAACCTGAACTATTCCCAGAAAATCCTCCAAATGTTAACTATAGTGCAACATGGGATCAGGACGGCGGACATGTTGTAAGATCAACTGGAAATTCTACTGGAATATTTAATCTACCAAGTATCCAAGAAAGAGATGGTCAGACCTTTAATATAGAGATGCGAATTAGAGGTGTATGGGATAGGAATGATGGAATATTGACAATAGGTCAACAATCCATCCTTGGAGCAACCTATCAAGCCAGACCCGACTAAATACTTGTATGAAGATTATTGCAGGTATAGATTATTCTCTCACATGTCCAGCCATTTGTGTTTTCGCCTCTTACAACGACGATGACTTTTCTTTCGGGGGTTGTAGTTTCTACTACCTTACTGAAGTCAAACGTCATGCAAAAACATACAGGTCTAATATATTTGGACAGGGTTTCATAGACTGGGACACTCAAGAGCAACGCTACGAATCTATAGCAGACTGGGCAGAGGAGAAGACTCTTGCCTGTGATCAGATTGCCCTAGAGGGTTATGCTTTCAACGCAACTGGTAGAGTATTCCAGATTGCTGAAAATACTGGCGTTCTCAAGTATAAGTTGTGGAAGCGTGGCAAACCTCTCGAAGTCGTTCCACCCACTACAGTGAAGAAACTTGCCACTGGTAAAGGTAACGCATCGAAAGATGACATGTACAAATCTTTCTTCATGGAGACTGGTGTTGACATTCAGAGGTTGATGACACCAAACAAGAAAGCGATTGGATCGCCTGTTGGTGACATTGTAGATTCATACTACATCTGTAAGCATCTATTCAGAACTATCGGTGCGACGGTTTGACCACCACCAGATACCAGCAGCACCTGCCATCAAAAGCACCCAACTAGTGAAGCCGATCACGGGATACCATGACTCTCGTTGCTCTATTACCTCTGGAGCGGGGACAGGCACCCTTGATTTGTCGTCATTTGTACCCAAAAGTACCTGATCTCCAGCACATCCCGTGAGAGGGACGAGAACCCCCCATAGAGCGATTTGTATAGTAAAATGGTGTAACATTCGTCTGATCATAAGTTAACCTCTATTTAAATGCTATCTAACCCTCGCGGACGCTTGTCCGAAGTAAAAACCGACGATTGTGACGAGAATCTGCCTGTTTTCTGTTGTGAACAGATAACCGTTGATCGTCTGGAACGAGATGTAGGTGTTTTTGCCGAACAGCCCAAAGAAGTCAAGGGGTGCGTAGCGTTGTTCTTCGAGTTCAACTACTGTTGGTATGGAAAAGAAAGGTAGAACGAATGGGGCGATGATCGTCCCAAATAGTATGCACAAGACGATAGTCCGCCTGACGACCTTTCCTGCCTCCAGCGGGACTCGCTTGACTGCGGCATCAGCGACTTCTTTCTTCTTGTCGATGAGTTGGATTGTTCTCTCGAATCTTTCTTTTTCATCTTGGCGTTTCTCTGCAAGGCTCTTGAAGATAAAGCCCGCTATACTGCCGCCAACGAGTGAAAGAAACTCGGTGGTTAAAAAGGATTCCAACATAATCAATCCTCCTGAATATCAACATTTCTAAACACGCACATTTCACCAGTCATTCTATTCTTGATTATGGCTTCTCCAAACTTCTGAATACGCTTCTTCAGTTCGGCATGTTCGATGTCTTCTACGTTTACTTTGTTAGACCATCTCTCATACTTCTTGCGTCCATTGACACAGTTGTAGTAGTCTTGGTTGTCCATCTCAAATACTTGCTTACCCAAGAACATATCACGACTCTCTCCGAGTTTGGTGCCTACGATCTTGGGGTTGTCTCTTCTCATCATAGTAGACTTAGATGGAGCAGTGCCATATGTCTCACCCTCGATACCCTTCATCATGGGCTTACTATAACCTTTGATGGTGGGTGATGGGTTAGGTGCCTCTGCACCACCGATGTTTCCACCAGCAGAGTTCATTGCAATCTCATCGAGGTCAATCTGTGATACGATAGTTTCGTTGAGTCTATACATTGGAACACCCATGAACGAACCAACTGACTCTAGTTCTAGGTCTTCGATGATATACTTATCGTTATTGAAATCCATAGAGAGGATCTCTTCTACGATCGCAGGGTTTGTGGATCTGAAGTATTCAGTTAGAACTTCTTCGATGACATCACCATCGGCGCCGATGTATTCGGCTTGTTCTCTGATAAGGTATAGAGCAGTTGCAAACGTACCAAGTTTACTTCTGACTAGAGGAACCTTCATTAAGATTTTCTTGATGTTCCAGACAAGACGAGTGAAGATGTTACTGGCTTTCTTCTCTTCGCCTGTCTTCAGATCACCCTGCTTCTTTAGGTAGTTACCATCTTTGTCAATGATACCTAACTTGAACGCATCAGTCTTATCAAAAGGTTTGATTAGCAGGCGAATGAATTGGTAGATGACGAATGCGTTTATTAGTCTGTTCATTTCAACTTTCTCTCAGAGTCTTTAGGATCAATCCATCAAGAGGGATATTTTCTATAGACGGAACTTCTGGTACGCTGTTTGGTAGATAGTTGAGGAACACCAGAAACGTTTTCAAGTACGAGTGTAGATGCGGTTCTACCTTCAGAAAGAGCATTCGAGAAGTTCCAGTCGGAGTGAAAATATTTCCCAGAATGATTATGTGATTTAGTATCAATCTATCCTTGAGACTTCCCTTCGTATGATATCTACCCAATAACCTTTTGATATACTTGATACGGTTTAGATCCTCATAGAACTCAGATAGTTCCGTACACTGAGGATTCTCATACATCTTCATTGCATACATCATAAAATTATTATCATCAAGTAAAGGGAAATTCATAATAATTAAATTGGTTTAACTCACCTTTTTCTTGCAGCCATTGCCTTCTTGATGGCCTTATCCCTAGAACCCTTCCACTCGTCAGTTCCAGACTCTACCTTACCATCACCATCGTAGTCTTTACGCATGGTAGAGTCATCGTAGTCTTTACGCATGGTAGAGTGTTTTGCGTCCTTTGGCTTGGTCCGACCAACTATTTCTTCTTCTACCTCAACCTCTTCTGAAGTCTCGGAGATGGTGGGAACAACCTTACCTTCCATCTTGTAAAGACCAGCAGCGTCGATAGTCATCTCTAGGTTGAGAGTAAGTCCATGACCGATTGACTTTTCAAAACCATCTTCGTTATCGAACTCGTCGAATGGAGTTGTGTCACTCTTGCCGAAGATACCACCGAAGCGGGTCAACTTGAGGTTCATTGTACCCTCAGTGACAGCATTCTTGTTTGAGAAATCAAAGTCAAGACCGACCTGATTCAACTTCTGACGAAGACCGAAAATGGTTTGCTTGGGGTCGAGACATGCTTCCTTTAGATAGTTGTGAATAAAGGCATTTATTCTTGTAATCATGGCAGCGTTCTCGACACGGAATGTACCGAAGTCACTCTGTGCAGATCTTAGGACGCCAGAGGCACCCCCGACTTCTACGTCGTATTCACTCTCTAATAGGCTAAGCAGTTCTTTGTATCGCATTGGATTGTTCCTTAATTTAACCTTAGTATGTATATCGTAGACATTTTCGAGGTTTTTATAAATAGAGTGGTTCTTGATACTTTAATGGGGGGGTATTCTCCCACCCATGAGCGATGGGATATTATAAATATTTTCACATGAGGAGGATTGAAATGACCGAGGCTCGAAAAAGTAGTTGGGCAGTGATTGGGTCATTAACAGCATGGTTACTTACATTTGCAACATTGATTTGGAATGTAGCAGTCAAAGATGCGAATTATTCTTCTAGAATCTCTGCGATTGAGACGGACATCAAAGAATTGGATACAAGATTAGATGAAGCAGATGTTATTAGGTTAAACATTGCAACTGATCTAGCGGGTATCAAGACAGATCTAACTTGGATTCGTTATCAGATTGAAAAGATGGCCGATATGGATTGAGATTGAAATCCAGCCCAAAAGATAAACCCCACTCGCAAGAGGGGGTTTATTTTTTTAGTCTATAAATTTTATTACTTGTTCTAATAGCGGTTGGTCTTTGGTTATGTTATACATCTTTTCAAAGATCGAGAACTCTTCATAGTCAAACCAGTATGTCTCGGTATCTTCGCTCAGGCCCATGCCACTGCGGAGGTCATTGTATAGTTTCTTCTGGTCTTTTTCGGAGATTGATCTAGGCATTCCAACTTGGAATGCGTCGAAGTCTCCAGCAGCCACGATCTTACGAAGTTTAGAAGCGGACATACCAGAGACATCACTAGCATCGGGATCTCTAGTTCCTGCGGAGACCACCTCAAAGAACTCAATACCATAATCGTCAACATATGGTAGAACAGCCTTTTTGAATCCTTCAACCTGATCTGATCCGACAACCATACGCAGGTGCGTGAAACCATTGTCTGACAAGTATTCAAGGGCGCCATGAACGTCACGGATTTTGGCATCACTAATAACCTTTATTCTCTTACCGAACATCTTACGAAGGTATGTTGCCTTCTTGCGGTAGTTTAGGGGATTCTTTTTCGGATCAGTTGACTGCGAGGTGAATAGGAAAGAGTTCTTTCCTCCTGCTTTACGAACAGCCTCCACTACCAGTTCATGACCGATGTGGGGTGGGTTCATACGTCCGAATGTGAATGCTGCTTTTTTCATATTATTATGTATAAAAGATAGGAGGGGGGATGCCCCTCCTATGATCCGTACTTCTTTATATTGCACTCTTTGTTTATTTTAAGAGCGACCTCCGTAGAAATACGGATCATTATTACTAGTCGATCTTAGTGGGAGTGGGTTTATTCCAAGGGAAAAACCTACTAACCCAAGACCATAGCGGCACACCAACTGCTGCGCCGACTACGAATAGCAAAATGCTATAAAAGACCGTTCCTAATGCTGACTGTAATGCTTCCATCTCATACTTCCTTTCGATAACAAGTATAATTCTTATGATGCTTTCTTTCGCCCTTGGCTACACCATACAATGCACTCTTATTTAGGTTGTTTTTCCTACAATATCCTTGAAAATTCTCAGGAATAATTTCATTACCATCAGGATCAACTACGACGTAGATTGCCTTTGGTTCTTTATTCTCCTGAACATCTTCCCAAACCCAGTGCTTTCTAGCATTGCGTGTAAACTTACCACCGTGTTCTTTCATAAACATCTCACGGAAGCCCCGAGGGTTTGTTCCATCGTTACATAATACCCAAGTGCGGGTATTGACCAAGTTAATATCTTGCTTATTCATTAGTTACCCTTTATCCAATTCTTGTCAATCGTCATGTTTGCTCTTGAGAACTGAAGACGATCGACTAGTTTAATTACATTTCCTAAATGATCACTCGCTACAAATCCTTCTTCGCCAGTAACTTCAAAGCCGTCTGGTCGCTTGAGGAATGTTTTATAACTCTTGATTCCCTCCAGTTTACCAATCAAGAGTAGGGTTGCCTTATTTAGCACTGCGTGTAGTTTAAAGATCCCATCCATGCTTTTCTTGTTGCGTTGGATGGTGGCGATCAGTTGCTTACCCTGTGCTATCTTGTTTTTCTGATTGGCTTCTCGCTTGAGTTTCGCTGCGTCTGCTTCGTATCGCTCGTTAATCATTGCAACGAAGTCCGTGGTTCGCATGGTGAGATCACCAGCCTTGACCGTAGAGTTCGCATAGATGTTGAGGAGTGCGACGATCTTGTTCTCGCCGGCGAGCCAGTCGAGTCCACGCTTGTTAGCGTCTGTGAGTTGTCGTGCCTTAGTAACCTCTCTTGCTACAGACTTCATCTCAGCAGCAGTGAATGTGATTCTACCACTCTGATCAAAGTATGTGGCATCCTCAACTAGAACTTTGCTGCTCTTCTTGAAACTCTTCTTGGTCACGTTGAACGAAGACTTCATGCTCGCCATGTCCTTACCAGTATACTTGGTGTGGAATGCGATACCCATGCTAGATCTAGCGATTTTCTTTGCCATATCAGAGTCAGATGGAATCGCATAGGTGATCGTGTTTGGTGTGAACGCAATGAACGACTCACCATTAATCTCTCGTTTCTCTAGGTCGCTCTTGGTGAAGAGCATGTCACCCTGATAGATACCACCCACCACGACGCTCTTGAGATCCTTGAGAGCAACCTTAAGTTTCTCTACGAGGCCAGGAGCGTGTCCGTGGTTGCGGGTGATATCTGCGTTCGTATAGTTGATCTTGGGTGTGCCTTTGTTGAAGACACTCTTGGTTCCCACGAAGAACTTGTCGTTCTCTGGGTTGATCCCCACGAACACTGCGGGTGCGCCGTCCCACTTGCGTGTGACGTTGAGTTTAGACTTGGAGTTTCCTTCCAGCATGGTAGCCACGCTTTCAATGAAGTTAACAGCCAAGTTAGTCCTCGCATAACCCTCGAAGACTAGATCGGCTGCGTGAGTAAGGTGTGTGTTCTTACCCTCATTGAGAAAGGAAGTGAAGTTTACCATAGTTGACCCTGTTGTTGAGCGAAGTGTTGATTATACTTCTTGATTGCCTCTAGAAGAGGCTTTGTATGTAGTTGTGGAGTGGATTTGAAAACCTGATTGGTTCCCTCTTCCGACGCAATGAGAATCACGATCTGATTCACTGGCTGTTCCACTCGCTCCTGCCATGCGATTGCATAAGCAGTAGCCTGCATGAAGTAGTTGTCGATGTCTCGGATTCTCTTCTTGCGAGTCGAACCCTTGAAGTCGATAATCGATAGTTCACCTTCGTAGTCAGCAACACAGTCAACGCGACCAGCGAGAGACGTAGCCTGACTCCATAGAGGAGCCTCCAAGGCACGAACCTTGCTGATCTTGTCTAGACTTTCTTTCATTTGTGCAAAGAGATACTTACTACCACCTGGCAGTTGATCCTCTGACACTTCGTTGTTGAGAAGATACTGTTCAATCGCATCGTGGAGATAGTTGCCGCGTGAACACACACGCTTAGACTCTTCGGGGTTTTCCCGTCTCCACTTTGCGAAGAACTTCTGCTTTTCCCAGCCTGTTACGGTCGTCACACTTGCCATTTTGCCATGTGGCGTATTGTAGAACCGACCTGTTTCATCCTGCACCGTGGAAAGAGGCTCGATGTCCTCTACCATGTCGTGCGTAAAGTTACCTTGATACATCATGTAAATATTATACCTTATTCTGTAGATTTGTCAACTGGTTTATCTAAACCTTGCATCTTTAGATACACATCTTCGACGCTCTTAGCCTCTGGAGTGATGCCCTTATTTGACATCTCACCAGTCATGTTTTGGGCAGCCTGATAGTTTTCCTTGCCTGCCCCATTTGATCTAACTCCTTGA